CAGTAGGTTGCTTATTAAGCAATAGCTTGAGTGAATCTATTAGTTTTATTAAGACTTGCAAAAGCACAGAGGAAATGGGACAAAAGCAGTTAGGTCAGTTGCATTCTTATTCTGTAAATTTTGAGGCGGTTTATGCCGTAGATCAGGCAATCATAGGATGGAATGATATTAAGGATTTAGGCAGGTCTAGGAAGATGATGGATTGGTCTATGGTAAACCTAGATACAAACGAAGGAGATGCAGGAGAGGGATTTTTAGAGAATTTGGAGATAACGGGAACATCAGAGGATTTTATTAAATTTGCAGGAACGATAACAGGATATGGAGCAATAATTGATTCTAATCAAATATTCTACGTTTGGGCATCTGATACTGATACCTATGTTGATAATGGCGGTGATGAATATGTACTTGTAAATTAAAAGATATGCCAGTAATTAATGGAGTTTATTTAAAGGATTTTGCTGCTTTACCTAGCGCAGTAGTTGATGCTAACATCATACCTATTGCAATCTCAGGCAATCAGATTGCGTATAGGACAACTGTTGGAGGTATTGTTACAGATGCTAGAGTGACAAGCAAGTTACTTACAGGCTTATCAGTCACAGGAGGAGCGGTGGTTGCTACTGATACAATTCTACAGGCATTTGGCAAAGTACAGAACCAGATCAATAGCAAAGTTAGTTCAGTTGGCTTAACAATGCCCGCTGCTTTTTCGGTTGCTAACTCTCCAATTACAAGCGCAGGGACTTTGGCAGTAACGGCAATAGGTGCAGCATCTCAATACATTAGAGGCGATGGAGCATTAGCTGATTTTCCAACAACTGGTGGCGGTGGCTCATCGGTTGCCTATTATCTAAACGGCTCAGTCAATCAGGGTACAATAGGTGGCAATACGTACTACGAAATGAATAAAACGCCTGTCATTGGTACAGGTACTGATTTTACTATAGCAGCTGATGGATATATTGCACAGTTTATAACCGATGCAAACGATCCCGCATCTTTACTAATACCGGCAGGAAATTGGAACGTAGAGATGTACTTTAGTGCATCATCTAGCGGAGGTACTCCATCATTTTATGTAGAGGTTTACAAATATAACGGCACTACTTTTACTCTGTTAGGTTCTAGCGCAACTACGCCAGAGGGCATAACAAATGGAACGGCAATAGATATTTATTATACTTCGGTTGGTATTCCTGAGACAGTTTTAGCAATAACAGATAGGTTAGCTATTCGGGTTTATGTTACGCATTCAGGCAGGACAATTACGCTACATACAGAGGATAATCATTTATCAGAGATAGTTACAACATTCTCAAATGGTTTAACGGCTTTAAACGGATTAACAAAACAGGCTCAATACTTTGCAGTTGGAAGTACAGGTACTGATTTCAATATCTCAAGTTCGGTAGATACGCATACGTTTAATATTCCGAGTGCGAGTGCAAGTAATAGAGGATTAATTACCACAGGAACGCAAACAATAGCGGGGACAAAAACATTTACAGGAAATTCAGTTTTTAAAAATAATGATTCTGGCAATCCTGCCGTTACATTTAGAAATGAAAATGGTTCAGGAATTACTGCTCAATGGCTAACATCTGCAAATACTGTCGCTGGTACAATCTATAATAGTGGATTAATTTCAACTACTCCGCAAGGCGATTTATATGGTTCGGCAATAAATTCTTTTACTTCATCTCAATTAGCTGCTTCATTAACAGACGAAACAGGAACAGGCTCGGCAGTATTTTCAGCAAGTCCAACATTTACAGGAGTACCTATATTTGGCTCATCTATATCAAACGGAACATATACATATACTTTACCAGGTGCTACTGGTACTTTAGCTTTAACAAGTGCATTAAGCGATTATGTTCCCTATACAGGTGCAAATCAAACCCTTGCTATGGGTACTAATAATGGCATAACATTAACGGACACAAGTACAAACACAAGCATTAACATTACTTCATCGTCAACAGGTTCAGGTGCAATATTAGTTAATAAAAGTGGTGCAGGTACAGGAATAAGGGTTGATAACAACGGAACAGGATTTGGTTTTTATGCTAATAATTCATCAACAGGTTCTGGTATTGTAATAGGCAATTTATCAACAGGCAAAGGATTATACATTGACAATGGTGCATCTGCAACAGGCGACCCATTTGTTTATAGTTTAGGTGGTGCAGCATTTGTAAAAGCTAAAATAGATTACTTAGGAAATATTATAGGCGTTGCGGGGACATTTACAGGTCAACTTACTTTAGGCTCTACAATAACCAACGGAACATTTACCTACACGCTACCAAGTGCAACAGGTACTTTGGCTTTAACAAGTGCATTAACGGGTTATGTTCCCTATACAGGGGCAACAGGAGCAGTAAATTTAGGAGCTTATGATTTAACTGTAAACGGAGTTAATATTGGTCAAGGCGGTGGTTCTATTGCTACAAATACAAGAGTCGGTATAACGGCTTTAAATTTAAATAGCACAGGTAGCGGAAATACTGCATTAGGTAATAATGCAATGTTTTATAATACCACAGGGAGTAATAATACTGCAATAGGTAATAATGCTTTAATTAATAACACAACAGGGAATAGTAATGTAGCGATAGGAATTACAGCTGGTTCGTCCACCAATGCAGGTGCAATTAATCAATTATCAAGTAATTCCGTTTATATTGGCTATGGTGCTTATGCCTCCGCAAGTGGTAACACAAATGAAATAGTAATTGGTGAAGGTTCAAGGGGTGGTGGTTCTAATTCGGCTACTTTAGGAAATACAAGCATAACTACAACTATATTACATGGAAATACAAGCATAGGTTATACAACTAATCCAAGCCTATACAAGCTAGATGTAAATGGGACAGGAAGATTTACAGGAGCATTAAGTGGTACAAGTGCTACGTTTACAGGAGATTTAACCATTGACACAAATACTTTATATGTAGATAGTACAAATAATAGAGTAGGTATAGGAACGACTACTCCAGGCTCATTTGTAGAAATGGCTAAATCATCCAACTCTGGTAGTGGTGTTTCATTCCCAAGACTTGCAATTAAAAATACTTTAGCAACACAAGGCGATGGTTCATCAACTTTTAACTTTGCTGACATTCTTGTTTCAAGTGGTGATGGAGCAGTTAATATGTTTCTTGCGACAACTTATGCAGCAGGAACATGGGCTCCTGCAGCTATTATAAACGTATCAAGTAATCATGCTCTTCAAATTAAAACAAATAATACAACTGCTCTTACATTAGCATCCACAGGAGCAGCTACGTTTAGTTCATCGGTTACTGCGACAGGATTAACTGCAACAAGTGGTAGAACAGTTTTAAAATCTACATCTGATATTTATGCTCTTGCATTAGGGTATAGCTCATCAGCATCTGCATATTTTTATATAGGAGCAAGTGCTGATTCAAATCCTGATTTAATTTTTTCAAATGGTTCACCAACCGAACGTATGCGTATCACATCAGGTGGTAACGTAGGTATAGGAACAACAAGTCCAGATTGGTTATTTAAAATAGAAAAGGATACAGCAAGTGGTGCTAGTGGTCAATACCCTGCAATGGTAATTAATAATCCTAATGCAGCTGGTTATAGTGCTATGTATTTTTTTAAGGGCTCAACAAATAAAGGTGGCTTGGAATTTTCTAATGGTACTAATGAATTACTTGTTAGTAGTGTTGGTACTGTTAAAATAGGTACTTTAGGAACAGGAACAGTACAGGCAACGGCAGGTGTGCTAAGTGTAATTTCAGATAGTAAAGCCAAAGACAAAACAGGATTATTTCAAGGTTCGGCATTAAGTGCAATAAATAAAATAGAGAAACCGCAGTATTGGAATTACAATGAAAAAAGCGAATTAGGTGAAAGCACTTATAGCGTTAAGCAATTTGGATTATTTGCAGATGATATTCACGAAGTATTAGGAGAAGAATTTGCTCCAACACAAACAAAAAGCGTTTATGACCAAGAAACAATGGAAACTATAGTTGAGCCTATATTAATTGATGGTAGTATCTCATATAGCATGTCTGATAGAGCTTTATTGTCACTTGCTATTCAAGCAATCCAAGAACTTAAAGCCGAAATAGATTTACTAAAAGG